TACATTGAGAATATCACAGGTAAAGATTTAGCACCACCTGATGCATCTAGCCGTAAATTGAAAATTTCCAATGCTATAGTGTCTATGATTAAGATTGGCCTGAAAGGCACACCAGAGGCTACTAAGTTTGCACAGACCATTGACAATGCCAAGAACTTAAACGAGCAGAAACGGTATTTCATTTCAGACTATGGGTTTAAGAACATGGTTGATTTTGTGAATGGTAAGACTGATAAGTTAATTCCAGGTGAGAACTATGAGAAACATAATCTGGCCAACATCACAGAGTGGTGGCGTAAGAAGGCTATCAATCGTTTTGAAACCTTGAAAACAGAAGGTCGTATTCGTACAGAACAAGAAGTTTGGACTGGTGATAAAGTGCTTGACATTATTAGATAAACCAGGTAGGATAAATACTCCAATAACAATCGGAGTGTTTACATGGCCAAATCTTATTCAGCAGCTGAATTAACAAGAATGCAAGAACTGGGTTCTGCATGGGTTTTTCGTAGAGTATTGAATGATAATCAAAGATATAATAGTCCAGAAGATATTGTAAAAGATAAGAAATATAAAGAATTGGTAGCAATATATCCAGCAATAAATGCTGAATGGACAAAAGCTTTTTATGCTCAACAGAAAACTATGTTTAAAGAATTTTCATCAGCCAAGTTTACAGAATTCAATAGAGATGGTGGATTCATGGACTTTATTACAGAACTTGTTCGCACAAAATTTAAAATTTCTAAAAAAGATTCATGGGATCCTGCTGATATTTGGTGTGTTCAGAATGAACAGAAAGTTATTGCAGACATTAAAAAAGTAGTTGAGGACGGAAAAGCTTCAAGTTTGTTGGAATTAAATGCTCTTATGAGAACTTTATATAAACAAAGAAGACTTGTTGGTGTTTCTTTAAAATTAATTTCTGGTAAAGAAGCTAAGTATGAAGAAGTTAATATTGATGAAGATGATTTTCCCGATAAGAAAAATTATAATTTTAATATTTCTTCTATGAAGTGTCCGTTAAGTTTAAAAAACGGAACACAATTCTCAACACAAGATACAAGGATTATTGTGAATGGCAATGGTGTAAAATACGATTTTCAGATTAAAGCAAATAGTACATCTGGTTATAATAATTTAAAATTTGAACCAACATCTTCTGCTGGAACTAAAGCTCGATTAGGTAAAACACCACTCGATTTGTTAGCTAAATTATTAAAAGATTATAAAATAGATTTTAAGAATAGTCATAAAGAATATCCAATGACCGGTGAACAATTCAATGACAAAACCTCTCTGCAATATGCTAAAATAGTCTTTCAAACAATTACTGCAGCTGGTGTTGATACGGGTGTAAAAAATGCAGAAGAATTTGTTTCTAATATGCAAAAAGTTTTTAGTCTTGAACCACATACAGCAAATTCTAAATTAATGCAATTAAATTTTTTGTATGGCATTTCTTCTATGAAAAAAGAAGAAAGGGACAATCTTTTAACTGATATGTGTTTCTTAGCTCAGAAAAAAGGTAGACAGTTTGGTCCATTTGGGAAATTATACTAAAATGAATTTCACACAATTTTTAAATGAAGCAAAAGAAGGTAAGAACCTTCACCTAGAACACATTGAAGATGAGGTTCTGAATCGTGGTGTTCCTGGTGCTCGTGATGCAATTAATTTCCTTCAATCTCTACGTGATATGTTGGCCGGTCATTCACAATCAAAAGTAAATGTCACAACAAAATGGGATGGTGCACCTGCTGTCTTTTGTGGTATCAACCCTGAGAATGGTAAGTTCTTTGTTGGCACTAAAGGCGTCTTCAATGCCAATCCAAAGTTGAACTATACTGATGCTGATATTGATGCAAATCATACTTCAGCTGGATTAAACTCTAAACTTAAAATTGCATTACGTTATTTGCCTAAGTTAGGCATTAAAGGTGTTCTGCAAGGTGACATGATGTTTGCTAAAGGTGATATTACAGAAAAGAATATTGATGGTGAAAATTACATCACGTTTCAACCAAATACAATTGTCTATGCCGTTCCTTCTGATTCTAAGTTGGCTCGTATGATGCTTAGTGCTCAAATGGGTATTGTGTTTCACACATCATATACAGGCAAAACAATGGCCGATATGAAAGCCTCATTCAACATTGATATTGGTCACCTAACCACAACTAAAGATGTTTGGTTCCGTGATGCCTCATTCACAGATGCTTCAGGTACTGCCACATTTACAGCAGAAGAAACTTCTACAATTACTAGCACACTCTCTCAAGCAGGCAGAACATTTCAGTCAATCAATGCATTAAATCTAAATCGTATTTCTGCTAGTGAAATTATTATGACCTACATTAAGACTTTTAATAATACAAAAGTTCGTGCAGGCCAGGCCATTAGAGATACAAGAGCTCACACTTTTGAGTTAACACGATGGGTTGAAGCAAAGCTAAATAAAGATATTAGTGATGCAAAGAAAGCAGATACTAAAAAGAAACGTATCAAAGAGAAGACAGAGATTATGCGTTTCTTTAACAATGCAGCCAAAGATTTGAAGGCTATATTTGATTTGATGAATCTGTTAGTTACTGCAAAGAATATGATTGTTAAGAAATTACAACAGATGAGACAAGTTACTAATACATTCCTACGTACTGATGATGGCTTTAAAATTACTAATCCTGAAGGTTTTGTGGCAGTTGATAGACTAAAAGGCAATGCAGTTAAACTGATTGACCGATTAGAATTTGCACACGCCAACTTTAACGCAACCAAAAATTGGAGCAATTAATGGCAGAGAAAAAGTTTAATATCAATGATATTATGGCCGAGTATGGCGATGATGACTTTGGCTTTACCGCAATTGATGAAGAAGAATACAATGCTGTTATTGCTGAGAAGGAAGAAACAGTTGATGAATACAAAACTAGACTGAAAGAAGTGGAAAAGATTATTCTTCCATTCCTTACCAAGTTGTTGAAGACTGCCGACCAACCAATTATCAAATGGCCTAATCGTGGCCCTCTACTAGAAGCACAGATTCAAAAGATATTGAATTTGACCAGAGGTTGATATGCGATTTAAAGAATATGAAGAACTGTTAGAGGCCTCATATCCCGGCAACATCGGTATCATGGAACTAATCAAGTTCAAACAAAAGGCAAACGATAAACAGCACAAAGAGTTTAATGACCATGTTAAAAACAAACGACATGAGCAGGCTTGGAAAGTCGTCCAAGATGTTACTGGTGTGAAACTACATAAGAGTGTACGTGAAGAAACAAAGCCTGATATTCTGCCGAAGTCAGGAGCAGGTGCATATGGAACTAATGAACTGGCAAATACGTATAAGAAAGATACGCCAGGCCAAAACATTGCCAAATTTAAAGACTACAAACGAACTAAGTAAACCAACTGGAATATATTATGAAAGACTTGATTATAGGTGCAAGTACCAATTACGATTGGGACAAATTAAAATATTGGATTAATTCCATCAACCAATCAGGATTTGAAGGTGATAAAGTCCTCATTCTGATGAACTGTGATGCAGCCACAGTTAAGAAAGTAAACGAAGCAGGTTTTAAGGTTATTGGTTTCAACCAAGACCAAAACGGAAACTTGAGTTATGAATCAAAAATGCCGATTCACGTTGAACGATTCGGCCACATCTACGAATATCTCCGTAAAAACGAATATCGTTATGTCGTTACCACAGACGTAAAAGATGTAATCTTCCAACAAAACCCGATTGACTGGTTAGAAGCAAATCTAACCTCTGAAAATTTGGTCTTCTCATCTGAGAGTATTTTATACAAAGATGAACCATGGGGTGACCAAAATCTATTAGAAACCTACGGCCCATACGTACACGAAAACTTTAAAAACAATGAGATATTTAATGTGGGCGTTCTTGCTGGTACTGGTTCTGCGATGCGTGATTTGGCTATCAACATCTTCACATCAGCAACAAACCGGCCGATACCTATATGCGACCAATCTACGTTCAACTTCATGGTATCAATGAGTCCGTACCGTGAAACAAGTTTGTACAAACGCTCTGAAGATGGTTGGGCTTGCCAATTAGGCACTACAGCAGACCCATCTAAGATTCATCAATTCAAATCATTACTGTTAGAACCATCACCAACAATTAAGGATGATATTGTAACTACATCAAAGGGAACACCATACTATATTGTACACCAGTATGATAGAGTTCCTGAATGGCGTAAATTGATTGAGGTGAAATATGGCTAATGCGTTAGTAATGTCCGGCCATCTTAGGACATTTAAAGATATTGCTGAAGAGGTTAAACATTTTGTATCATTGAATGAACTTGATGTTTACCTTTATATTTGGGATGAAAACAACCAAGATGATATTGATTATGTTGTAAAGACTTTGCAACCAGTCAAGTGGTTGGCTGAGAAGAATGAATTGTATGCACAAGAATTCTTTGATGCTGAAGACCGGATTGCAAAGAAGAATCCAAAAGAACTGATCACACCAGACCGCAATCATGTCACACTATCAATGCACTTTGCCCGTAGAAAGGCATATGAGTTGATTGAGAAAGAGTATGACAATATTGTTTATAGTAGGTTTGATACTAAACTGACCACATTCAAGGTTGGACCACTGATTGAACGACACAAAGATGCCGTCATCACACCAACTAATGAACAGTATGGCATGGTGTCTGATATCTTTGCTATCATTCCTTGGCAACATCGAGAAGGCTATTTCTTCTACAACCGTGCCGAAGATATTTTAAATCGTAGGTTCAATAAAGAAACTAAAGAATGGTTGACTGAGAAGTTTTTTTGGCCAACTGGTCAAAGAGACATTGTGTTACACGATGAGAACAGATATTGTCCTCACCTGTTGTGTATGAGAAACTATTTTGAATCTAATACACCATACCTTGTAATTGATTTGCCTGTTTATATTAAGAGATGATATGAAAATTGCATTATGTTTATCCGGCCAACCTAGAGGCCTTGCAGTTGCCTTTCAGTATGTCAAAAAGAATCTGCTTGACAAACATGATGTGACAATATTTGCACATCTTTGGCAAGACTCAAGTAAAGATTTGGCACCATTGTGGATGTACAACCCAAAGAAATTTGAACTTGAACAACCAATGAACCCTGATTTGTCAAAGTACACCAGAGTTCCACCTCCACAACCAAACTGGAAAGTAAAGAATCCTGCTCTTTCAACATATGCACAATTCTACTCTTTGATGAAGGCTAATGATTTAAAGAGAGAACATGAGAAAGAATTTAAAATGACCTTTGATTGGGTTATTCGCTCTCGGTTTGACTTTGCTTTGAATACTGAAATACCATTTGAAGAATTGGATAATTCCAAGTTGTACATTCCAAATTGCCGAATGACACCGAATAGAGATTTTGGTAATGATCAGTTTGCTTTCTCATCGTCACGGAACATGGATAAGTATTGTAATGTGTTTAATCGTATAGATGAATTCTATGATGTTGGTGTTACAATGATTGGTGAAGATATGATGAGTATGAATTGGAAGACCACAGGTTTAACTGGTGAGAACCTTGAGTACTGCAATATGAATCATGCTTTCCCTCCCGGCCCACACAATGGAACATGGCATTCATTGGTGAGAGAAGACTTTGAAAAGTGGTAAAGTACTAAAAGAGTTAAAGGGTCATTCTAATAGCCATGTTTATCTAATGCAAGATGGTGATACTGTCTTTGTTAGGAAAACTGGTGACATTGACCGAAATTTGGAAAGATTTGATTCTCTTTCCAAATTAAACTTGAACCTGCCTAAAATCCATGAGATTACAGGCACATATTATGATATGGAATACATCTCTTGCCTAGAGATGAAGAAGTATTTGTCTTTAAATAAAGCCAATAAACTAGTTGACTTTATTATGGAAGTAGTGTATAATCTATCAAAGAATACATACGAAAAAGATTATACTGAAACATACCGAAACAAATTATCTAAGTTTGATTTTACTAAATTTGAAATGCCATTCACGGCCGATGAACTGATAGATAAATTACCCAAAGTTCTACCTGCATCTGAGTATCACGGTGACTTCACACTTGAAAACATTTTGTATGATACAAAGAATGATAAATTTGTATTGATTGATCCATTGACAACTGAGTTTGATTCGTTTGTATTTGATTTAGCTAAGTTGAGACAAGACCTTGTGTGTAAGTGGTTTATAAGAAATGATGATGTGTACCTTGACTCAAAATTGTATCTCATTATAGACAAAATACGTCAATTTGTACATATAGATATACACAATGATTACTTGTTGATTATGATGTTGATGAGGGTTTTACCCTACACCACTAATGAAAAAGATAAAGAATATTTAATGAAAGAAGTGAGAAGAATATGGAAATAATTATGCCATGTGCGGGTCTATCGACTCGTTTTCCCAATATGCGACCAAAGTACCTGTTGTCCGATTATAACAACAGGTTGATGATTGAGAATGCAGCCAAGAACTTTATTGGCAAATACAACGTCACGATTGCTATTCTGAAACAACATAATGAGATGTTTAACGCAGAGAATAAGTTGCGTGATGCCTTTGGTGATAAAGTTAACATTGTTGTGTTAGATGAACCGACCAGTGGTCCTGCTGATACAGTCTATCAGGCCATTATGAAGGCTGAGTATTTCTTTACATCAGTCTCACCTATGTTAATCAAAGATTGTGATGGTTTCTACGATACAGATTTGGTTGATGGTAATGCCATCTATGTTTCTAAGTTGTCAAAGAATCCAGACATTCGTAATGCACCTGCAAAGAGTTACACCATCACCAATGAACAAGGCATCATTACCTCTGTTGTTGAGAAACAGATTGTAAGTAATTCATTCTGTGTTGGTGGTTATCAGTTTGCAAGTATTGGTGAGTATGTTGATACATTCGAAAAGCTAAAAGGTAATGCCACATCAGAAATCTTTGTGTCTAACATTATTGATTATATGATTTCAAATGGCAAAATATTCAATGAGAAAGAAGTTGAGAACTTTATTGATGTTGGTACTGCCGATGATTGGTTTAAATTCAATAACAAGCCAACATACTTCTGTGACATTGATGGTACAATAGTTAAGACCAAAGACTTCCATGATGACCCATATGAACCAATTCAAAAGAATGTGGATGCCTTGTTGAAAGAACAGGCTCGTGGTTGTAAATTGGTGTTTGTAACTGCTCGTAAAAAGAAGTATGAAGAATACACGAATAAGATTCTGACTGAGATGGGTTTTGTAAACTATGTATTGGTGATGGAAACAAACCATTCACGCCGTGTATTGATTAATGATTATGCCAATTCTAATCCATTTCCATCTGCTGTTGCATTGAACCTTAAACGTGATAGTGACAACCTTGGAGATATGATATGAACATCCTAATTACTGGTGGTGCAGGTGGTATTGGTTCAACATTGTGTATTGAATTGGCCAAGAATGGCCATACAGTAGTTGCATTGGATGATTTCAGTCATGGTTACATGCAGAACTTATTTGATAATGGCAAGCAGGTCTGTGATGCAGTACCACTTGATATCAGAAAGACAAAGAAACTAACAAAACTTTTGCAATTTAACAAGACTGATGTTATAGTGCATCTGGCAGCATTAACATCTTTACCTGAGTGCGAATCTAATCCTGCTGAATGCTTGAGTGTGAATGTTGCAGGTACTGCCTCTGTTCTCAAGGCAGCCAAAGATGCTGGTGTTAAACGAACCATTGTTGCAAGTACATCGGCCATTTATGAAGGCAATACTGAAGCAGAAGCACCGTTTCCTGAGGAACTTCAAGTTAAACCATCATTGTTCTATCCATTATCAAAGAAACTAATGGAAGATGTAGTACAATCGTATATTGCCAACTATGACATGGACATTGTAACATTACGATTCTTCAATGTGTTTGGACCAAGACAAGATATCTATCGGCCATCACCACCACTTCTAAATTATATCGTAAAACAAGTTGCTAAGCAAGAACCATGCACATTCTATTCAAATGGTGAACAGAAACGGGATTATGTTCATGTTGATGATGTAGTAAAGTTGATTGAGTTGTGTATCAATAAACCAACGGCAAGAGGACAAACCTATAATGTATGCACAGGCACATTAACATCGGTGAAAGATGTTATTGGTTCTGCTGTGACCGCATTTGGTGATTTAAAGTATGAATTTAAACCATCAAAAGAATATTGGTCTAGTTACAATCTATCAATATCTAAATCGGCAGTTGAAAGAGAAGTTAACAAGTTTTCTTTAGGTTCTTGTTCAAAGGCCATGTGGGAACTTGGTTGGCAACCAAACAAGAGTATTCAATACTTGATGACAGAAACAATGAAACAAAATTATGAGCTTATTACTAGATAAAAACTTATTCATCGTCACCTCTGCATTGGTGCCAAACATTGGTGTGATTCAACCACAAGATAGATTTGACCAAACGATTGACACATTGAAGTCATTGCGTAAACAATTACCTGATGATTATATTTTCTTCTCTGATGGTTCACCTAATGCTGTGCCTAAAGAATGGGAAGATGAGATTTCAAAGTATATCAATGCAATGGCATTTTGGGCTGAAGACCCTGAGATTAAACAACTAGCAGGTGCTGGTCAAAAGAGTCAATCTGAAATTGTACTGTTGTTTAAAACATTACAAGCATTGAAAGGCAACCCACAGTTACATCCAATTATGCAGGACACAAAACGAATCTTTAAGTTTTCTGCACGAAGTATATTGCATGATAGCTTTGATATTAAAGAATATGATAACCTATTTGGTAAGTACGTTTTTAAGACACGAATACCATCTTGGTTGCCACAAGATAAACAGAAACAAACAACTGACAACCTGTTCATCACACGAATGTATTCCATGTGCCCATCATTGATAGATGATTATTTGCAAACATTAGTTAAGTGTTATCATTCTGCAAATGATCATGGCATTGATACAGAACATGCTCATTATCAGCACATAGATAAGAAGTATCTGATTGAATTTGACAAACTGCATTGTGAAGGCATCATGGCCGGAACAGGCGCTACTGAGGTATATTAAATGGACTTAAAAGAATATTGGCTGAATAACACCGGCAAAAAGATTACAAAATGGACTCATTACTTTTGGGTATATGACCGACACTTTGCGGCACTAAGAGATAAACCAATTAAGATGCTTGAGGTTGGTGTACTGAATGGTGGTTCATTGGAGATGTGGAAGAAATACTTTCACCCTGATAGTACAATCGTTGGTATTGATATCACACCAAGTTGTAAAGACTTTGAAGATAAAGAAAACAATGTGCATGTACGCATTGGTGACCAATCTGACCCTGAGTTTCTACAGAGCCTTGTAGATGAATTTGGTGAGTTTGATTTGGTGCTAGATGATGGCAGTCACCATGTTTCTCATGTGAATAAAACATTCCAGTATTTGTATCCAAGAATTGCAAAGAATGGTACATACTTCATTGAAGATACACATGCAGCCTATTGGTCATCACATGGTGGTTCTATCAGTCATCCAGATTCTATCAATAATGTGGCTAAGACCATGATTGATAAACTGAATGCTGAACACACCAAAGGTCAAGTGCAACCAGAT